TGTGCCGCCGATCTTGATCAGGCGGGCTTGTTGTGCTCTGCTAATTTTTAATCGCTCCTGGCGTTTGCTGTCAGTACGTCAAAAACACTACACCGCAGCGCCGCCTCTGTCAACTCGTACGTGTTCCACCGATGGCCGCAGCTTTCGCAATGACGGCGGCGCTTGTACGCGCCGCGCTCATGGTCATTCCGCTTGTCAACCACGCGATGATTTACGTCGCCGCACGAAGGGCATGCAATCATCGCCCCCTCCGTCTGCGGCGCGCTTCCTGTGCGCATCCCTTGCACAAACTCAGCAGGCCGTCAGGACTCTTGCTGCACCGCGCGAAAAACTCTGTATCCGCTGGCCAATGTTCCTCGCACGCGGGGCAACGTTTGACCAGCACATAATCCGGCATCGCACCCGGAGCGGCGAAGTTCTCATAACCCATAAGGCCGCGCTGCACGCGGCGGTCGAGCACCTGCGGGGGTATGTGATCCACGGCGCGCCATTGTGGCTCTTGCGGGCGGTCTATTAGGTCTTGGAGGTCGGAGGGGGTCATTGTCTGGCATCAATCTCTATTCGTTTTAGTTTTCCGTACCATTCTGACTTGGGCCTAGAAAACCCAAGCGTGTACAGGTTTATATCGTTGTTAAGCAAAGCCAAACATATCGCCTTGTATGAAGGGGCCAACCCTAGCTTCATAAGCTCCTGTGGAACTTCGTCCGGAATTCCGTTTGGGTAGCCTCGGCGCTTCCAATCCTTGACGTACTTTTGAACCCTCTGTTTTGTATTCATGAACCCATTTCCTCAAGTGATTTTCTGCGGCTTTGTTGGCCGCAGCCTGCTGGCTATCTGTCAGTAGCTTGAACCCGCCACGGTAATAGCACGGAACAGATGTTGCGGCGCACATGGCAGCTTGACCAAGCCATGCGACGCGGTTCATGCTTTCGTTTGTGAGGAAATGCTCGCATGAGTGAACCCAGCAATCCGAGACGATACTCATGTATGAGATGAACTTGTCAGTGTCAGCGAGAAAGTCCGCGTAAGCAATTCGGCACGACTCGTCATCCATGCCCGGTGGGGGTCCAGGAGTATAGAACCCGTCCCTGAAACACTCCCACTTAAACCACGGGTGATAGATTCTCTTCATCGTCTATCGTCTCCTCTGCGAGTTCAGCCTCCCAGCTCTTTGAAAAATCACGGTTCTGAAATAGGGCCGCAACGCCAGTGATTTGCTTGAGTCGCAACAACTCGTCCGGAGACATCCCGATGTGCTTGCAAATCCATCGGTCGCCCTTGCCCATTTCAACAAGCTCCGCAACAATATTGCTCATCAGTTCAATGCTGTGAGTGCCCCTGGCGCGGTTATGGCGGATCGTGGATGCCATTCGGTCGCCAAGCTCCTTGTCGATGACGACAACAGGAAGCATGCCTTTCTCGCGCTCATAAATGCGCTTGCTCTGGATCAGCGTTGTGTATCGGTGGAAGCCATCAACCACGATATAAGTGTCGTCGTCAGCGTCGTAATAAGTCACCACTGGCTGGGTGTAACCATCCTCCCAAATTGACTTTTCCAGAAGTTCCATTTCCGGTGGCGCTACCGCGTTTGGGTTGTAGTCGTTGGCCTTGACTTTTTCTACCGGAACGGCCTTTACCCCGTAGACCGGAGATAGAAAATCAGTATGATCCGTCATCTTTGTGAACCTCATTGCCTTTAAGTGGTGGGTTAAAAACGCAAATCAGAACAGTGTCCTCAATGGCTTCAAATGTGTGCGCATCGTTGTTGTTCAGCGCATACATCGTCCATGGGAATATCCAGTGCTTTTCGCCTGTTGATTTGTCTTTTACGATACCTGAGCCAGAAACACACAGGCACGCCTCAAGGTGTTTTTTGTAGTGCCAGTGGTGCTCGCCGCCGCGAGGGATAACCGTTTTTGTTAGCGTGTAGCCCATGCCGTCAGATTCGGTCAAAAACCGATGGCTTCGAAATGCGCCCTTAGGGCAATCGACAATCACACTCTCTTTTATGTCTCTGATAATCATAGTTTTTTGTACTTCTCAACAATTTGACGTTGACGGGCGGCCTGCTCCTTTGTTGGCGCAAGACCCATGTATTTGCAAACATGGTCGTTTTTCAAAATCGTTATCGCAAAACGCTTCCATGATGCGACTTGGCTGTTGTGGCAACTTAGCATGTCAAGGTGGTCAGGGAACACCTTAATCACAACGCGCTTTAGCGTCTTGTTTCCATGCGCTGTTGTCCCGTTAATTTTAAAACGAATTCCACTTTCGTGCAACTCATCAATAACGTTATCCGGCAATCCGCGCCCCACCCGTCCCCAAACTTTGAAGGACTGAATGAAGCGCTCCCTAAAATTTTGCGCGACTTCCTCAGGTAAAGTAGCCAACAGGAATTTAGTAAAGGATTTCCATGTGTGACCCTCTGGCAACTTGAACGTGTGATAAGTTATCTGTTTACCGTATGTGGCCACAAAGTTAGCGCCCTGAACTCGCGCGCACAGCTTCGCCCACGCTGGCGGATCAATCACGCGGTACAGCCCCAGGCTTGATTTTGATTCAGACATGAACGGCGACGCGACGCGCATATTACCGAGCGGTACGCCCGCCTTGTAGAACACGTCATAAAGCCCGTTGTATTCCCACTCCATGTCCGAATTTGCTGTCCAAATGTCTTTCCCGCGCCAGTCGTAAATCGGGTAGACGTTGTAGACGCTGCCGATGTTGTGCTTTGTCCACATTTGACCCTTTAGCGTTTCCTTACGGTCATTCATGATGGCCCTGAAGCGGTTAAGGGATTCGTCCGCGCGGATTCCGATCATGCATGCGGTCTGCTTGCCTTGGCTGTACCAATCGCCAAACTTGTCCCAGAATTCGTCGTAATTCATATCCTCACGAAAGAAGTCAAACGGGCAGTTGCGCATGTTGACAATGTAGTCTTGAGTCGGCATGGGCCGAATCCACCGCTCTTTGTCTCTCTCGCCCCAGCATGTCCAATCGACCGCATAAGAGCTGACTGTGCATGGCAAACTGATCGGCAGGCAGCACCAGTATATGTCTAGCAGATCGCTATTCTTCGACAAAATGGAGTGCATGAAATCAAGCGAGTGTTGGTAATTCGCCTCATTGTCCATCACCATCACGCCGATCTTTCGGTCAATGCCGTTTTTGCGCATGTAGTCCAGCGTCAAGTTAAGCATGACGCCAGAGTCCTTGCCTCCAGAAAAAGACAGGTAGATGCGCTCAAAATTGTCAAAAATGAACTTTATGCGCTCATTTGCGGCATCGTATACGGACTTATCCTTGTATACGCGTCGAACCTGTTTATCAGCGTAACTCATCCAATTTCCCCAACATAATCCGTTTAGCATCGGCCAACCCCAGCGAGTAGGCCGCTGAGATCAGATCATAGATTTTTTCGCAGTCGCCGTCAACTATGGGCAGTTGCGCGGCTTGTTTCAGGATTTCGTCGATTGTTGTCGGCATTTGTACCTCTCCAGGATTGTTTTTGGTTTTGGTTGGGCGGTCAGTTGGGCGGCTTTTTTCTTCGCCCTGTGCCGCCGCATGTATTCGGTTTTCTTCGCTCTGTGGCACGGCTGGCAGTAAATCCATCGGTTGTTGTACACCCGTGGAAACTCCGAGATCGGCTTGGTTTCTCCGCAGCACGGGCAGGTTTTCTCAAGGGGCGCGTAGCCGTCTGTGTATCGGAGTTCTAGGCCGCTCATGGTTTGTACTGCTCCAAGGACTCATACCCTGAGGACCTGATGCCGAATAGATTATCAGGAATGTGCATCAAGTCAACCTCAAGTCCGCAAGCGTCGCAGTGCAGGTAATGGCGGAAGTCTGAATTTTTCACCTCGTCAAATGCATGCCAGCCCTTACGGCACGCTGTGCGCTTCATGACTGGAAGTAGCCATGTTGGGAATGGGTGGGTTATGCCGTACATTTTCACTCCTGGAAAATACCATCGCACTCAATAAGGGCAACCCTAACAGCACCTTGGTCAAGGAACTTAGTCTCGCATGTGGCGCACTCTATGGTTTGGTTGAATGCCTGCCTGCGGATTTCAAAATACAATCGTTTTAGCGGTTGAATCTCCGACTCAAGCTCTTTGTTTTGTGCTGAAAGTTCCTTGATCCGCGCGCTGGCGTATGTGATGAGTTCTTCGTATATATCTAAAAATTTTTCGAGTTGTTCAACATCGGGGCGCACGTATTTCGCGGCTTCGTGAAATCTGTAGTCATTAATGCTCATGAATCACCATAAGGACCGTCATCAGCATACTTCCAATGCGTAGGGCCACCATCAAGCATAATCCCATACATATCGTGCTCATCGTACCACTTGGTTACGCCGTTGCCATCTGTAAACAAAACAGAATGGCAGAACCGCCAAACCCCGTGAACTTTTCGCCCAACTGTCAGCGCCTCATCAATCGGCGCGCTTTCAATGTTTCGCCATGCATTGTTACGGATTATGCTGGCTGCAACGTCAAGAATCTCCACCCATTCATCACGATAGACGATTGATGACGCGCCTGCCATGTCTTGCAGTCGATCTGCGATTTGCTCGTTGCTTAGCGTTTCACTCATGATTTTCTCCCTTGTCAAAATCCCTAATCTTATTCGCCGCAATCATCATGTCAATGGCGGCACACTTTAGAGCGTTGGCGGATTCCTCTGTGTGGCCATCTTCTGTCAGGGCGCGATACCCGTGTTGCTTGGCGTATTCGTCAAGCCAGTTGGCTATGCGTTCGCGTTCTGCCGCTCTTCCGGCAAGAAACGCTTGGTGAGGATTCCTCCTGCTGTCATGGACGTACTGGCTGATGCCAGCTACAAGTGCAAACGCTGCAAGCAGGAGTAGGGTGTATACGAACAGCCACAAAATTATCATGGGTTATCCTTTCTGTCATCCATCAACCCCTCAAGAGCCTCAATCTCATCACTAAAAATGTCACCGAGGTTATAGCAACTGTTGATGTGCCGGTACAGGTGGATGGCTTTTCCATATTCCTTAGCCTGAATTGCTTCGGGGATATCGTAAAGCAGCAAATCCGTAACAATCTGTTCAGTCATCCAATTTTGGGGCGTTTTCTCTGCCCCATAAAAACCAAAGGCCGATCCAATCACGCAATAAATAATCACCAAGACCACGGACCATCCGCAAATCAAAGCAAGACACATCGCCACAGAATCCGACGCACTCATGGCTGACGATCCTGCGCCCGAGCAAACGTGTCAGGATGCGGCGTATACCCATCAGGCAGAGCGCGGTCGCAGTACACACGAGCGCCGCGTACAAATCGGCGCAGCATGCGCGCACGATAGCGGGCCTTCACCTGCTCTGCGTAATCAATCACCATTGCGAATTTCCTCCAGTGTTGTGTTGACGTATTCTTCGATTTTGGATTCCCAGTGCTTGCGGATCGTGCGGCCAACGTTGGCGTCGCGTTCTTCCTTGAGGTCTGACAGCATAACCGGCCAGTTACCCGCGCTGGCGTTGCGCATCTCGCCATACAGCACAAACGGGAACAGCTCGCTGGTGCAGTCTGCCAGCAAATCCCACATGATCGGCGCGGATTTCAGATGCTCGCAGATTTCCGTGATGGTGTCGTCTGTTATGTCGTGCCCGTAAATGTAATCCTCGATCCATTCGCGGGCGTGGCTGTATTCGGTTGCGTTTTTGAGTTCCATCCTCTACCTCTGTTTTGTGTGGTGTGCGTACATGATACGGCATGCTGTGATAAAATACAACTGTCGGCGCAGCGTCTCCTCCATCCTCTCCGCGCGCCGACCTTGGCCCCTCGCAATGAGGGGCTTTTTTATGATTCAACGCAAGTATTAGCGCGATCCTTAACCCATTGGATCGCTTCGCCAATGGTTTTGCATCCGGATTGACGTACGTCGAATCCACCGGATGCCAGCCAAAACTTACCATTTTTGTCTCTGAACCCAGTTTCAATATCGCGCCAACCAAACCCAGTCAGCCTGTCAAGGACGGTAAGACTTCCAATGTTCGTATGTAGCGCAAACTGTTGATCGCCATCGATGGCGTGCACCTCAACAAAATCACCGTCACTGAAAGGCGTTTCATGCGTTGCCCCTGTGTAAAAAACACCGAGATTATTTTGCTGCCTTTCCATCAAACCACCTCCGCCCGAGTCAACTTCCCATCCTCAAACTGCAAAATCAAATTCGCCTCGTCGGACGCGTCGCAGATCATGAATCCGTTTTCTGGCGTTGCTTTCAGGCGGCGCACTGTGGTTTGGGGGGTGTTGATGAGGTCGAGTTCAGATTCGCTTGACCCGAAATAACGACCATCTTCACGCCATGAAACGCACGAATCAAAAATACATCCATGAATGGCGTTAGACGCCCCAACATCCCAAGCATAAATCGTAACCTTCCGCCCATCCCGCGTCTGCACGGGTTTGTTTCGGTCTAGCATTGTTTCGTACATCTCCAATCGTTAAAAGCCTGCCAAGCTGCTTCAAAGCCTAGCGCTACGCAGACAAACGCGCCATTTTCCTGTGCTGCCTGCAAAAACTCAATCTGGCCGTCTTGCCATTTGGACTTTGTATGATCCTGGCGTTTCATCTCACAACAAAACGGCCTGTTAGTTGGGATAATAATGTCAGCCACGCCCTTTGTCAAGCCGTCCGCTTTTTGCCACGCCGCCTGCTGGTATGTGCGTTTGCCTTCGTTGGCGGGGTGAAACGCCAGAACACCGTATTCCGTGGCGCGCACCGCAGAAAAGAATGTGACCTGCTCCACGCGCTCGGTCGGGCATGGGCCACGGTATGCTTGGTCGCCGTACACCGCCAGCCAATCAGGGAACTTCACAGCGGTCTGCCGGTTGATTGTAAGCAAGAATCTTGTAAAACTTCGATTCATCCTTGAAGTATGTCACAGTCTCAGGCTCATTTCGTCCGCCCTGAGTTGCGGCCATCATTTCACGGTACTCTTGCGCTTGTTTAGGCCATTTCGACTCAGGGTGAAACCACACCGAAAAAGAACGGTACGGCGTCACAATATCCGTGCGTATAACTTCATTGCCGCTTCGGCTTACTGTGCGGCGCGGCTTCCACTCCAGAACCTCGTCCACCTGCACCTTGCTGGGGTCGCGTTTCATGGCGCGGAATTCGGCAATCAATTTTTCCCCAGGGTCTACCAACTCAGCCCTGCACGACGAACAATAACGCGCCGCAATATCGTTTTCCTCCCCGCACTGCGGACAGGTTTTCAGGCTCCATCGCTGGGAGCACTGCACGTGCTGGCCTTCCACTAGATCCATCCCCTGGCAGCGCCTGCCGTAATGAGCGGGCATTGGCGGATCGCCTACACGCTGTCCACGAAGGTCTATAAAGTAACCTTCTTTGTCAATCTTGAAGCCATCCTCATTCTTGCGCGCTGCGAATGTGTTCACCGTTCCGCACGTTGCGCACTCGGCTTTGATTTCGCCGTAGTCTTTTGGCCTGCTCACGGCCTTGATGATGGGCCGGAATATGTCACCGTCTGGACAATGCCTGTCCACGTTGCCAGCGTAGTCCAACACCAAGCAATCCGTTTTGCCTTCATCCTTGCGCAGCCCGCGACCGATGATCTGCTGCAACAGCGCCACGGATTCTGTCAGGCGTAGTAGGGCGATAACATCAACGTGCGGGGCATCGAAGCCTGTGGTCAGAACCGCAACATTCACCAGATATTTGATTTTTCGCGCCTTGAAGTCGCGCAGTATTCGCCGCCTGTCAGCCTTGGACGTTCCGCCATCCACCATGGCAGACAACGAAGGCGGCAAACTAGCCAGTGCCTCTTGCGCGTGCTGGATCGTTGCGCAGAACAACATCACGCCTTTGCGGTTCCGTGACTGCGCCACCACGTCAGCCACAACCGCGCTCGTCTTGCGCCCGTGCCCGTGGTATGCGCGATCAACGTCCTTGGCGTCAAACTGGCCGCGCTTGTTCAACTCTAGCGCCGTGGTGTCATACCCCTGTGCATTAATAGCGCCAACCGTAGGCGGTGACAAGTACCCGCGCTCAATCAGGTATGCCGCGCCCACGGTATAGACCTTTTGCACAAAATACGGATCACGGCAGGCGTCAGCGCCTACTGGTGAGCCGTCTTCGTTTAGGGCGTACACATACCCTTCACCCAGCCTATAAGGCGTGGCAGACAGGCCCACAACGCGCAGGCGTGGATTGTGTTCGCGCAGCCGTTCGATAATGTGTTTTATGGTTGGCGTGATTTTGTGGCACTCGTCCACAATCACAACGCCGATTTTATCGCCAAACCTGCGCACGCGGTTTTTCACGGTTCCAGGCGTGCCGAATACAACCGGGTGCGCCATGCTCACACTGCCCACCGACGCGGACATAATCGACGCCTTGTTTCCCGTCGCAAGGTATTTTTCGTGGTTCTGCTCGACCAGTTCGCCAGATGGGGCAAGGCACAGGACGTGCTTGCCTGTTTGGGTGTGGACGGTATGGGCAAGCGCGGCGATTATGTGCGACTTGCCCGCACCTGTTGCCGCCTCAATCAAGCACGGGTCAGTGCTGCGCTTGATGAACTGCCATGCCGAATCGTGGGCGGATTGTTGGTAGTCGCGGAGCATGTCAGCTGAGCTTCCAATACTGACTCGCCTTCCCCCGAAACGGCTCAACATCAAACCCCGGCAACTCTTGCTTCACAATCTTGGCGTACTGCACACTGCCAGACCGCTCGACGTGCGTTAGTTTGCGCCCGCACACCAGCGCATCGCGCCCGCCCGCCTCGTCAACAAGTTCCGCCAATACTTCCTTGCGGCGCTCGGTGGCGTTTTCGATGGCTTCGGTCAGGTCGTCGTATTCCGCAAGCAACTTTGACGCGGCAGGCGTTTCAATTTCCATGCGTGGCGGCTCAAGGTGGTCGTGATTGTCGAGTTCGGATAGGTAGCGGTTGTAGAACGCATACAACTTCGGCAGGTTTTCGTCGATCCATGATTGATCCCTCTCGACAATCTCATAAGCCGTGTCATTGGGTGCCCATTGCCAGAAATGAACGCGCTTTTTCTTGGCGCAGAACATCTCAATCTGCATCTGAGCCTTGTAATGAGGCTGCTCATCCGCTGTTTTGAACGGCACAGGCTTTGGCTTATTTCGCAGGCCATACGGGCATTTTGTCTCTTGCAGGTCATCTGCGCCAATCTCACCATCTGGCGTAGCGCCCAACCAATCCTCAAACATATAGAACCGGCTTGGATTCACAGTGAAACCGTGTTCCAGCTCAAAATCCTGAATCGCGCCTTTTTCGTGGAACGTGCCGTATTCCGTGGCAGGCGATCCGTTAAACTCACTCGGCGCGCCGTGATACTCACGCACCATGCGGCGCAGAACATCGTCAGGCGTTGCCCATGGCGACATGCCCAGGATTGCGCCTACGCCGCTACCAGTGATGCGGCCTTTTCTGCGGGGGTCTAGGGTCATCCTCTACTCCTATAAATGGAAGGGCGGCACATGGCCGCCCCTCCGCGTGCATCAAAACGGAATCGAATCGTCTTCTTCATCCACCTGCGGCGCAGGCTCTTTCACTTCCTGCTTCGGCGCTGCCGCCGCACCACCCTTACGAGGCGACACCGCCGCAACCCAGTTGCCCGACTTCGTCTCGCCCTGCACCTCCATTTCCCATACCATCAGCTTCAACACCATCGGCTTGTTGCTCAGGTGCTTCATCATGGCCGTATCATCCGGGTCTTCGCCGCTGGCCGCAAGTTTCCCGCCCGCGTTGGCGTCAATCGCCGCGAACATGCGGCGCGCCTTGTCCGCTTTGGCCGGGTCTTCAGCGTCAACCTGCACCTTTTGGAAAATCTTGCGGTTGGCGTATTCCTTCGGAGCCAGAACCGACCAGCGCAGCTTGATATAGCTGGGGTCATTGCCGTTGGGGTTTTGATCCCATTTGGCTTCGTCAATGGCTGCAAGCACGTCCGTGTTGGCAGGGATCGGCTTGATGTCGCCGCCGCCCATTTCAAACGTCTTGCCCGTGTCTGCGGCGCTGCCGCCGTCGCTCAAATTCCAGATACTCATTGCTTCTTATTTCCCTTGCAAGGATGGTACAAACGGCGCAAGCGGGTTTTGGCCCAACTCGCACTGTAAATCTTCGGTGATGCCAAGGCGGTTTTTACTCACGTTGCTGGCCGTGGCATACGTGACCAACACGCGCGCCCCGTCGCTGATGGCCTTTTTGCGGTCGCCATCGCCCGTGTAGAACGTCTCCAGCTTCATAAAGCCTACCACGTCGGAATCATCGACGTAAGGGGCCACCGACTTGCGGCCCAGGCGCAACGAATAGCGCGTATACGGGTCGCTGTCCGGCAGTTCAATAGTTTCGGTGTCCGCGTGCGCAACGAACACAACATGCATATTTTTCCGCTCGTTCAGGATGCCGCACGCCTTGCGCACCCGCTGGTGCAAATTGGCAACAGCGGCCAGCCCTGCCCCGTACCCACCGAGCGCTTGGTTTATACTACGCGGTTCCTTCGGATCGGACTCAATGACATGCTGAATAAACAGCCGCTCCAGCGCGGTCACAGAATCAATGATCACCGTCTGGTAATCATGGTCTTCCTTAACCAGCGCGGTCAGCTGTTCCCATAGCTGATCCACACTCGTCACAAGCGGGAACGCATCGGGTCGGTCATCTTTCGGGATGGCCTGCAAGCCATCTTCGCCTCGGATCACAATCGGTTTCGGGAACGTACATGCCAGCGACGTTTTACCCAAACCCGAATCACCCAACACCGTCACAAACAACGGACGGTCTTGCGGTTTCTCAATAGTGCTTAATACACCCATCGGTTTACTACCTCATTTTGTTAGCCACGGCAGCACATGGCTGGCTATCTCTCACTGCGGGACGCATCATAGCACAGTGTTGTGCTATAGTGTCAACACCTACCGCAACAACGGACAAGACATGACCACAAAAGAAGCCTGCGACCACTTCAACGGCCCGCGCGGCCTTGCGGAATTTCTCGGCATCTGGCCACACAATATCTCAAGATGGGGCGAGCATCCGCCAAAAGAGCGCCAATATGAATTGGAGGTGCGCACAAACGGTGCATTGAAAGCCGAGCGCAAATAATGCAGTACCGCGAATTCCTAGACGCCGGGTACAAGATATTCGGCCTGCATGGCGTCACCGATGACGGCCTATGCGGATGCGGGCACGCGAACTGCGCGGCGCTGTATAAACACCCAGTCATTAGCAACTGGCAAAACGTACCACAATGGTCTGACGAGCAGTTAGAAGTCATGGAAATGACAGGGCAGCTCGACACGGGGTATGGTGTCCTGGTGTCCGGCCTGCTGGTTGTGGACGTGGACGCGCGCAACGGTGGTGTTGAGTCCTACGAGCGTTTGATAGAAAACGTGCCAGCCGTGGCAGGCGCGGGCCTCATCGTTGAAACAGGCAGCGGCGGCGGGTCGAAGCACCTGTATTTTTCTCTACCGTCGCAACTGGCGTTGTCGCAGCACCTTGATGATTATCCCGGCATTGACTTCAAAAGTAGCGGCTACGTGGTCGGCCCAGGATCGGCGCACGTCAGCGGCACGCCGTACCGTGCCGTGGTTGGCTCGCCCGACGAAATCGACGAAGCGCCTGCGGAGCTTGTCGAGTTGCTGAAAAAACCGGACCGCCTACGCGGCACCGTGTCAGGCAATACCGTGGACGTATCATACGATGACCTGCAAGCTATGTTGTCCAGTCTTGACAGCGACATGGAACACGACGCATGGGTAAAGATCGGCATGGCGCTGCACCACGTCACGCAAGGCGATGGTTTCGACCTTTGGGACGCATGGTCATCAAACGGCGAAAAATACCCCGGCAGGGACATCCTGTCGCACCGCTGGCACAGCTTCGGCAAGTCCACCAACCCGGCCACGCTTGGCACGCTTATGCACTACGCCACGCAAGCGGGCTGGCGGCAATCGGTCACGTTTGAATCCAACACAGAATTTGACTACACGCCATACGACGATAACCCACTAAGCACAGACGGCATCGACCTACTGCGCCCGCCTGGGTTCGTTGGCGAACTCACCGCATGGATCAACGCGCAATGCCGCTATCCGCGCGAACACCTCGCCGTGGCCAATGCTCTGGTGGGCATGGGCAACGTGGCAGGGCTGCGCTACACCGATGACCGCGACGGCGTGACCTGCAACCTGTTCGCGTTTTGTGTGGCTGGCTCAGGCACAGGTAAAGAAAGCAGCGCGCAAGCCCTAGTCGAAATACACCGCGCGGCGGGCATCCACAAGGCCACGCACGGCAGCATCAAGTCAGAGCAAGAGGTTATCCGCAACCTGATACGCCATCAAGCGGCGTTGTATGTGATTGACGAGATCGGCATCCTGCTGCAAAAGATCAAAAACGCGATTGAGCGCGGCGGCGCGGCATACCTTGACGGGGTTATCGGCGTGCTTATGTCGGCCTACTCAAAAGCCAACGGCTACATGCTGCTAACCGGCGATGCTAAAGAGGAGGTGCGCAAAACCCTGCAAGGCGAGTTGCGCCAGCTTAACGCCATGCTGGACGACCACCCGGACAAGACAGGCAGCATACAGCGACGCCTTGAAGATACAGAACGCACGCTGGAATCGCTGGACAACGGGCTGGAAAACCCGTTTTTGTCGCTTATCGGCTACACAACGCCCGTGACCTTTGATGACTTGGTCACCGCCGAGCAGGCCAGCAACGGTTTTATCGGGCGTGCTCTTCTGGTCAATGAGCGCGAAACCAACCCACGCGCCAAGCGGCGCTTCCGCAAGCAGCCAATGCCCCCTAAAATGGACATGGCACTCAAAGCCCTGTACAGCGGCGGGGACTATGACGCCACGCATAGCCGCGTTGAATGGCGGCACAGGCGCACGCGCATCCCAACAAGCCCAGAGGCCGACGAACTGCTCGACCTGTGCCTTGACTGGTTCGAGGATCACGCCGAAGAGCAAAAGAGCCGCAGCGGCATGGAGGCCATCGTCAGGCGCGGCTATGAAATGGTTTCCAAAATATCCCTGATCCTTGGGGTGCCAGGCGGCGTGCGCGAAGCCGAGCATGTTCGGTGGGCGTTTGCGCTGGTTAAGCGGGATATTGAGGCTAAAATCAGTCTGGCTTATGCGAATGAGCATGAAAAGGACAAGACCAAAAGCGGTAGGGCGCTGGCGCTCAGGATAATGAGCCTGATTGATGAGCAAACCGGCGCAACCCTGAACGCTCTGGATCACCGCTTGCGGCGGCACAGCAAGGCCGACATTGAAAAGTGCCTAGACAACATGCACAAAGAAGGCTTGATCCACTCCAAAGACGAGCGACACCCAGGTAACGGCAAGGTGTTCACCAAGTGGTACGTGGTTGACGCGTGATATAATGGCAGGTCTGCGCCCATTTGTTGTTTAGGTGGGCGCTTATCGGCTTTCTGATTTACAGAATTCTGTTTACAAATCAACTGGTTGACAGAATTCAGATTTACAGCCCGGCGTCATTTTTGACTGATTCAGGCTGAAAAAACAGAAAACAGCCTGCCGATCAGATTTCTGTCAACCAGTTGAAAACACTAGAAAAACCTGTAAATCAGCCTGTCAACCAGCCGGGCTGATTTTTTGTGCCTGTCATAAACGTATTCATATATATATGAAATATATATATATATATATATATATATATCTATAGAGTGT